AGATACTACTCCAGTGCCTTCCGCATTAGGAGCAAAACCCAACAAACCTTTTAAAAAAACTCCATCAAAGGTTTCAAGATCATTGCCATCTTGTTCTTCACCAATAACACTTTCACCATTATTTAAAATCAATAATACAATATCGTTCATTTTTATTCTCCTGTTCTATTAAATAGGGCATCATAAGCAAATTCAAGACTATCTTGCTTCTCGAAATACTCATCAGCGATACTTTCATGATATAGTTTAATCAACGTATTAATAAATGACGTAGATAAGTCATAATCATCTTTGATTGCATCTTTTGCATCTTTAATTTCAGACTTAATCAGATCAATCTTAGTCATTTGATCTGAAATGTCAATAATTAATCTATTAAACCGTTCAACTTCTTTTGGATCAGTAGGAAACCCGTTAACAGTTTTACTCATAATATAATACTCCTCATGTTATAACTTCATTAAATAGATGGGTTTTAATCTCGAAAACGCATCTAATGTATCAACAAATTCTGGATTAAACCAAGGATCAATATACCAATTAGATTCATTTATATGCTTTTCATAATACAAATCTTTTACTGTATATTCGCCCTTAATAATAAAACCATTTGGTAAGTCTATCACAACTTTCATGTTAGGTCCAGCAAATTTATCATCTTTTGCAACTTCTGCCCATTTAGTTAATGCTTTTTTGGTACGATTATCAAATCGTTTAGCACTAACAGCCCAAAATTGATTAGCATAATATCGAATGCGAATAAATCCCAAATCAATAACTTGTTTAATGATTTCTTCTCTGGCCCGCCCCTCCGTTCCTACACGTTCACCGTATTTTTTATGAATAGCAAATATTTCATCTCTTGTAATATGGAATCGTGTTGGATTTTTAATTATGTTAGTAATATGTTTTTGAGATTGTAAATCGAAAATCTTTCCATAAGGATTGATCCAATAGCCAGACATTATCATTATTATTATCCCCTTTTAATTTGTTTTAAATTTTAAACCTTTCCAATGAGTATTAGAATATGTGAACGTTTCCAATGGCAATAGCATTGAATTTCGTTTTTCATTTAAACTTATTATTTCAACTTCGTCGGTTATTTCATCAATTTTATTCACCCGATAAAAACTATTAGTTGGGGATATTAAAATATCCCCAACCTCAAACACATTAACGGTCATTAAATTCCAGTATGACCAAACCCGCCAGCACGATCTGTTTTTTGTCCAGGCGCTTCATCAAGAAGTTTAAAAATAATATTAGATAGATTTTTAACCAACTCACCTTGTGCCATCCTATTTCCAGAAACAATATCAGCAGAAACATTACTTACATTGTAAATAGTCAAAAAGAATTCATGAACATAATCACTATCAATTACACCTTCAGCATTAATTAAAGTCAAACCCCTTTTAATAGCTAGTCCAGATCTTGGATGAATTCTTATAGAATATCCAATTGGGATATCCATAATAAGACCTGTAGGCACTAATGCCCGGTGACCCGGAGATAAACTAAAAGAACTACAATAAGTGGTAGGCGGAGTACCGTCAGCTCGATTCATTGTTGGGGAAACGGCAAAAATAGTGCGTTTTTCATTATCAGGAGTATAAACAGTTATTTCTTGACCTGGGAAAATAGTTGCTCTGATATCAAAACATGCTGATTCAAAAGTAGCTAAAGTTGGTATTTCAGCTCGAAAATTATGTTTATATACTCCAATTGTAATTGGTTTTTTCATAAAACTATCTGACATCATGATACCACCTCATTATAATGTTTTGGATATGCTTGTTCTTTCAATAAACAGAATTTTTTTACTTTTTTATTTATAAAATATATATATATCTAAACTGTCTAAGTTTAAACTTTTTAGCATCTTTCATTTTACTCTGCAATACATATTTAATCGCCCGCTTTCCATTAGTCACCCGGCTATTGTGATACGTTTCACCTTCGATTTCCCAAAAAATACTGGTATGGAATCCAAAATATTGAAAATTCGCAGCTTGATATACAATCCCCAATTTACCACAGCGTTCATCAGCAAAGGATTGTATCCAATTAACCTTTGGGGCAATCTTTTTTATTGTCTTTATACAGTATGATAATGCTCTACTTTCAGTATTTCTGGGAGCAGTATCATCAATCCACATACGATTCAATTCAAAGTATTCATCCATTTCAGTACCCTTTACAATCGAAGAGCAACTTCTTGCGTTCATTGCTAGCCCAAATTGTAAACAACCAACCAGTTTTTCATTGATAAATAAACCAAAATTTAATTTATTATGTGGTAAAGAGTCCCCCTTTTTTGCATAGTGATTTCGTATAATGATATCATAAGCAATCGATCTATCTATTTTCTTAATATAAAAATTCGGTTCCCCGAATCCAACAACTTCACCTTCTCCAAATAATTTCGGAAGACAAATAAACCCTTTCATATATTAACCCCCATACAGTCAATATGACTCAGCGTTTAACCCCTATATTGTATTTGCTTTCTAACGTCCAATTGTTTTTATCTTTGAATGTTAGAATTCTAATCTGATTGATTGGTAAACGGTCTAATGCATCAAAATCGTGTTGATTAATCATAATCAATCCCCAATCTTGAAGCAACTTAACTATAGTATTTCTACGTTCAATATCAGTAATAGAAATATTTGCATCTTTACCATCCATTTTAAATAACTCTTTAAAATGAAGTATTGCATACTGACCACGCTTATGCAATATATGACAACTTTGATAAAGCGTATGTTTTTGCTTTGATTCTATTCCAATTCTAGTTAATGTTTCAACAACCTTTAAAAAATCATCAGCTTTATGTAGTGTGATTGGAATACCCAACCCTAAAAATATATCATTCATAATAATCACCTTTATATAGTGTTCAAAGGTATTTAGACATGATATAAATCATCTTATTGGATTATTTGTGGCCCAGCTATCAAACCAAGCATCCATGCATACTTGACGTTTAACACTTGAACGATTATCTTCTAATACGTCCAAGCGTTTATCAAACAAGTATGCATATCGAAGCATCATGATCTCTTGATAATCATAATACTTCATCAACTTTAAAACCTCTTTATTCATGGTTTTCTAGTTTCTAGCTCTTCATCCATCATTTCATAAAATCCGATTTTTTGTTTTTCAGAACCAAAATCCTTTTCATCGATAATACTGAAAAGATGATCAACCAAATCATACGGATTTGCATGAATAGGGCGTACCATAGCGTTAATTGTTGGTGGTGATTCATTTTCCGGCCCCGACTTATTATCAATTAGAGTACCTTGAACCGGAATACGATTAATATGATTGCTATTTTTTAATTGTGACATATCAACTAACTGTCGATAGCCATCTACGCCTTTAGAAGTAGCAAGATGTTCATTCATGTCAATCTCAAAAGAACCCGGACTAAGGTCAAAGGCATGAATGAGCTGGCGGAAAACGTCATAATACCCCGTTTCAGATTCATTTAATGCTTTAGCGTTTGGCTTAGTATTCAGTCCATGAACAGAAGTATTATAGTACCGGATCAATAAAGATGTAACACCTCTTGCAACTAGCGGATCAACAAATGATCCCAAATGAAAAAACTTCCAATATTTATAACTATTAAATTCTCGAAGTTTTCTTGAAGTTTTGTTTGTACCTTTTGGAGCACCAGATAAAATGCGACTTAATCTCTGTATAATTGGTGTGCCTGTATATCCATACCAGAAACAATTATTTCTCGGCATAAACTGTATTGCACATACTGTATATCTTTTTTCAATTTTTTCAATTTTTTTCATAATTAACCACCTTTAAAATTTAATTTTGCTAATCTCACTAGCTCATGTGTAGGTAATAACGGCAAAACCTTTTCAGCTTGTTCTGTATTATAACCATATGATTCTTTAATCAGCTTAATCTTCTTACTCTCTTTTTCTGGTTTACTCCACCGAGAAAAACGATTACGCTTTCTAACCCCATTGTAATAAAACATATATTGTTGTATTTTTGGGCAATTGCGTGAAATCATATTCATTTCGTTGGCATAAAAAATTGTATCCAAAAAATAAGACATACTTCTATTAATGAAAAACCCCGAATAATCATGCTCAACTTCTAAATCATCAACTACATCAGTTTTTTTATTAATAGATTTTAAAAATTCACCTAATGTTGCCATAAGCACTCCATCATATATAAAAACCACCTAAACTACGCGACCCGGAGGGGCTTAGGTAGGCCAGGGTACAGGGTACCCCATAGAAAGCCCGTGGCGGCCCTTGTGGAACCGCCAGAGCCTATTGATCAACTAAGACATGGCTCTACATCCTCAGAGCAAATTCTTTTGCGTTATTAAACGTCAAAAAATATTTAGCATGAAGCTTGGATGTTTCCATCCAAGTAACAACCCAAGGTGTGGACAACCATGCATAACGTGTTATCATAGCACGTTCACTAAAAGAATACACCCCGCGACATAATCTTTTTACTTTAGTTTTTTTCATGAATTTTATTGATATCCTACGTGAAAATATTATTGTGAAAAAATCATCAACACACAAGGCATATCCTGATCAACAACCACACACTGTTTGCCTTTTGGAACAAAACTCCCAACAGGAGAGTCCACATCAACAAACACTTTAGAAGAAATGATGGTAGTAGTTGCCATTAAAACCAATAACAAAACATAAGTAATTATTTGCTTCATTCTATTAATTCTCATCTTTATAACTCATAAGCAATCTCAAATCTCTTATCATATTATAGCTGACTTGTTCTTCTAAGTCAACAAAAAAATCAGAGTGAAAATTCTATCGCGGCCAAATTTTCTAAATCAAGATCAATAACAACTTAGCTTTATAATCTTATCAAGATGTATCATAATATTGCCTTTTTTTCTTTACTTGATACATTATGTAGGCATTCGGGAAAGTCCTAAATATTTTTGAGCCTGATACACCGACCGTTCAGGATTATCCAAAAAACTCCATGCTTCAAGATCATATAATGGATGAACATAACCGTTTTCAAACCTAACATACGTGCTTCCAAGAGTCGAAAAAAACACTGTGGCAGCCAAGCGATTTCCTACCGCTTTAACATGATAACCATCTGGCCACATCTTAGCTGCATCAACCAACTCAACAAATTTAAGTAAAGTTAAACCACTATACATAATATCTCCGTTAATACTATTTGTAGGATAACAACATCTTACCCTACAATATAAAGGGTGTCAAGTATTAATCTACAAACCCTTCCAACATATCATCATTACCTAAAACTGCCGCGAACGCGGCTTTCAACACTTCAAGCCGTGCTTCACTCTGTATCCACATATTATAATGTAAAATATTACCAGAAAATTTATATGCTTCCATCATTTTATCTCTTCTAGTGATTTCAGCAGATAAAGCTGAGCCCAAAAGTTTCCGCAACTTGACAACACTAACGCGTTTCATTTTTTATTCCTCATCTATGTATGAGACACAAATATATCATGAAAAAATAAAAATAACAACACTTTTATCATATATTCGAGATTTCATTTTTTTATCACCTATGTAACAAATTGCAATAAATACAAAATAAGCCATAACATTCCAAGGTAAATTGAAAACCCCAATATTAGAAATCCTAATATAATAAAAAGAACTTTAATTAGTTTTATCATTTAAATTGACTATCCATCATAAGTTCGGTTAAAGCAGCGGTCATGTTCAACTCTTTATCATTACAAAAAGATTGTTGGTAATCATACTTATTCATTATTAATACGCTATTCGGTAAACTCTCGTCAGTCATTATCTTTCGAAAATATTCAAAAAGAGCATGAAACAAATCAGTTAAATTAACATCATTGTTTTCAGCACACCATACACGCATCTTACTAAACTCTTTATCCTTAATCCAATTACCAACTAATTCAATATCAGTACTAATTGCTGTAGATATAATATCATCATCAAGCTTATTACCAAGAATATTACTTTGCAACTCATTTAATACGCGCCGCATATCCGGTAGAAACGTTTTAATAAGTTCTGCAACAACTTTAAGATCATAATTAACCTTTTCTTCGTTTAAAATATCACGAACACGTTTAATAAAAGATAACTTAACTTCAGCCAGCTCTTTTCTATTATAATTAAACTCAATAACAGAACACCGTGAACGCAACGGTTCAATAATGCGGTTGATATAATTGGCAGTTAAAATAAACCGACAATTTTGAGAAAACTCTTCCATAAGCCCTCTTAATGCAGGTTGAGTAGATACTTTATTTAAATAATCAGCTTCATCTAAAACAACAACCTTTCCTTTACCAGTTAAACTAATAGAGCTAGCAAAATCTCGTATTGTGGTTCGAAGTGTATCGATATTTCCGTTCTCAGAAGCATTAATAATCAACATATCAACGTTTAATTCATTACACAACGCTTTTGCAATAGTAGTTTTTCCTATGCCAGCACCACCGGCCAACAATAAATGTTGTGTACTCCCTTCAGCAATGATATCTTGAAATATCTTTTTATACCGAACTGGTAATACAACATCATTAATAATAGATGGACGATATTTTTCAACATACAAAAAATGTTTAGCATTCTTTAACATAATATACCCTTTAGTTACCTACAGCAGTTCGTTCTATCCGTTGTTTAATAATACCATTCGGGTGATATTCTTTGAAACGATTTAATTCCAAATTAATAACATAATCGGCTTGAGACTTAGTTACTGTTCCAGACACGAAAGATACCAT